ATCGAAGATAATCTCTACGACAGACTTTCTGCTAGATACACAAAAGCTTTAGCAAGATCTATGAGTAACGCTAAGCAGGTAAAATCTGTTGAGTTATTAATCAACGGACTACCTTCAACTGGAACTTTCACATCAGGAGACGGAGTGGCTTTATTTAGTACAGCTCACCCTACTCTTACAGGTCCAAACGTTGCAAACACTTTAGCAACACAAGCGGATCTTAACGAGACATCTTTAGAGCAGTCAATGATTGACATCTCTAAATTTACTGATGAGAGAGGCCTAAGAATTGCAGCTAGAGGACTAAAAATGATAGTCCCATCGGAGAATCAGTTCACAGCTGAGAGATTATTAAAGTCTCAAGGTAGAACTGGAACAGCTGACAATGATATTAACGCAATCGTTTCAATGGGAATGGTTCCTCAAGGATACAGAGTGAACAATTACCTAACTGATGCAGATTCGTTCTATATCATGACAGACGTGCCAAACGGTATGAAAATGTTCACAAGAGCTCCATTGACAACT